ACTTGCTTCCTTGAATGTGTTTTGAATAAATATCTTTCATTATAAATCTCTCCTTTAGTTTTTTCTTGGCTATAACTGCACTGTCATAACCAAGTCATAATAAAAAGCCGACTATTTAGCCGACTTAGGTTTTACTTTATTAGGTTGTTTATATTGTCTTGCGATTTGAGAATCTGTTAAGCCTTTGCTTGTATCATCTATAATCGAGTTATAAACCGATACTACTACCATTGCGATAACATATGGATTAGATATTGCTTGGCCAACCAAATTAAAAAGGACACCCCAACTTGTGATGTCCTTACCTGTTACACCGAAATATGTCCCTATTGGTACTGCGATTGATAAAAATATCTTAAACCAAAAGTGTGGATTGCTTGCTCTTACTTTCCAGTTAATACCTAAGAAATGATTCATTTCGTTTCTTCCTCTCCATTAATTTTTTGTTTAAGTCTTTCTGCTTTTATATCTTCGTATTTATTACTATCTTTAAATATTTCATGAAAATTCGTTAAGCTTACCGCTAAAAATATACCTGCGCCAATATTTGGATAAACCATAATATAGGTAAAACAAATCATCATGAAAAATAAACCATATATGAAATTCATTAAAATAGCTGAATAATAGTGTTTAAAGAACATAGACAACAAATCTAAAGCAATGATGACACTACCAACCGTTACCCATGCACTTTGACTTGGTATCAGCCTTAATAAGGATTTATATAAATCTGATTTTTCATTATCGAATAAATCGGGTGAAAGAAATAATGTGAACGTAAAGTAAAAAAGATAGAAAAGAGATATTCTGCGTACGCTGCTTATTTTTATATTCATTTTTATCACCTCACATTAAACCGAGTGCTTTTAAAACAAAAGCTACCACAGCACCAACAGATGTTGTTAAAACGCCACCTATTACCGTATTTTTAATAAACTTCCTAAAATCGCTTTGAGCTTCTAACATTTTTTCATCTTTCTTTTCTCTCTTTTCGACTCTCTCTTTTAACCTGTCATGTTCGCCAGCCATTAATTTTACTGTCGTTCTTAATCCATGATTTTCATCATAGATACTCTCTTCTACTTTTTCTAATCTGTCATCTTGTTCAGATAAAACCAAGTGTAGTTTAGTTGGGTCTTTTAAATCCTCCGAACGCATTTTGTCTATCACTGTGGCACCACCTTCCATTGTTTATTTATCTATAATAAAAAGACACCTACCGAAGTAAGTGCCTTGTGATTTATTCATTTTCATCTATAATTACTGGATAGTCTTCACCGGTAATTTCTTTGTATTCTCTTTTAGTAAGTGAACCATTATCAACCAGTAATTTAATGTTGAATTTTGTATAAATATCGTTGTCATACATATACTGCACATCTGAAACTTGTATTGCATTATCAGGTATTTCAATATATTGTTTTATATTCGCGATTTGAAATAAAATATCGCCTACATATTTGAGTAGACGATGATTATGTGCTTCTATTTTGTTGCTGCGTTCAATGAATAGATTAAGTTTTTCATTTTGAGAATTAATAGCTTCTTCTAATCTTTCTAAATCACTGTTTTTCAAAGGTGGTTCAGAACCTATCCATCTTTGATACTCTGGATCAAAATAAAACGGCTCCCATATGCCTTCGTAAGGTGGAATTTCAGTATAAGGCTCACTTGGATAATCCCAATCACTAATAACTATTTTAGGTGTACCATCATATAAATATACAGTTTTTGTCATGATTAAATACCTCCTACTTCATCTATTATCCAACTGAATTCCCCAACAATATAATGACCTGGTAGCCATTTATCACGATCACTCATATTCACATAAAACATCAAATCGCCTGTTACATCTACTAATACGACTGCTGGATTCAGAGATACAGGTGTCCTTGCATAAAAATGTTGAATTTTAGGTACCATATGTGAAGGGATTGAACCAAAAGCAGTTTGTGTCACAAGATTGTTGACGTTCACTCTTAAATGCGCAATCTTAATACCATTAACCATTCTAACTCGATATTGACACTGTATAGCGTTAGGGTCATCTGTTTGACGTTTAGTGGCATCATTTTTAATTTCCCAATCTATCCAACCTGTATCGTTATTTAATGCTTCAAACTCTTCAGCATTTTGTATTCTTTTCCAGCCACTAAATACATTATTAGTATGAATAGTCGCTCTATATTCATTGTTTCTTGAACTAGCAATTAATCTTAACTGTTTACGTCCATTTTCAGACTCTGTTACATCTATTTCTGCAATATAAGAACCACCATTAGGGTCTTGTGGCGCATTAACACTAAACGCATCCGAAGGGATTGTACACTCATATTTACCACCTGGTAGACTAAGAATATCAGTATAAGTATTGCCTTCTTGACCAATAGTACCAAGCCATTTTCGTTTATAATCTTCTGGGTTAACTCTTTCCCAGTCCTCCCACGTATTGTAAAAACGTTTCTGCCAAATTTGAGTAGAGTTATAAGGTCTAAATGTAATACGTTTTAAGATACCACCATTTCTCTCAAGTACTTCTAAAAATCCTGCTGTACTTGTTGCACCTATACCTACAATCGGAGTTGTAGTCGTGTAATAGAAACCTGTTTTTAGATCATGTAACTTATTTATATCATCTGCTAATGAAACGATTTGTAATTGACCATTATCTTGAATCAATTTTGCTTTTTGCCAATCGCTTGTATCGTACTTGTTTAATTTTTCAACGTCTGCTTTAATTTGATTAGCTTTATTATCTAATTCTGACATTGTGTTATTTTTCAAATCTGTTATATCTTTTTTAGATGTATTCACTAATGTTGTAATTTCTTGCATGACTTGAGTTGACCTATCATTTAATGCTTTCAGCCCACTAGCTTTCGCTGTTTCCATTTGAGATACATAATCTTGACCATTTGCTAAGGCTTCATTAATTTCATTAATTGCATTCATTATACTTTCTCGAAACTCTTGGAAGGTACGTATTTCGTTGAGTTTATCAACTGCTGGTATTGTATTAATTAAACTATCAGCAATCTTAAAACTAAACTCAACTTCTGTAACAATATCCTCTTTGCCATGTACTGCAATAAACAATTGACCATTTACATTACCTGTTAAACCTAAAAATACATTTGGGATTGTATACTTCATTCGTCCTTTCATAGGGTCTATTGGTTCAACATTATCAACGATATAATTTTTACCATTTTTTAATATTAGAAATACATCTGCGTTTTCTGAACTTACTAATAAAGGACTACCATTTCTAGTCACATCAAACACTAGATCAGCAGTCCCTTCATCAGTATTATAAAATTGTATATTTGTATCTAGTCTATTTTGAATATGTGCTGTTGTTTCCAGCTTTATTCGACCTTCTTTGTTATACATTTAATCCCTCCTTTTTATTCAAACCATTGTGACCATGCGCCTTGAGCGTATGTTCTTCTTTTGATTTTAAAGTTGTTGCTTCTACCGAAAGGAATAGCCATTTGGAATGCGGTACTCGCATCATTAAAATCAGCTCTACTTACATTTAAATGCAAGACCATTGCACTTGAAACTTTTAGGTATGGTGAACCTTTCGCATCTCGAGGAACATGATAAAAGCCACCATAAGTGACTGAATTTATATCCGTTACTGTTTCTGGCGCACTAAACATACGAGCCAACGCTCTATTATTAAATTGCAATTCATCTTCTTGAATTCTAAATATCGTACGAGATACATCATAATCCCAAAAACGCCAACCTTCTGGTCCCTGATAAATTTTCTTACGTGGATTACCTTCATCATCAAATGCTAACAACCCTGTATATCCATCATATCCAGTAGTACCGAATTCTTTACCACTAATACGTCGAAGACTGTATAACATACCTCTAACTTCTTGAACCATGTCCCTTACTTCACCGATATCTTGGTAAGCATTTTGCATATCTTGGTCACGTAACTGTACGCCTTCTTTACCAACATATAAAAAATCTAACACTTTACGCTCAGTTGTTTTGTTATCATCCATTGAACGATTAAGTTTATGTGAACGTACAACTGATGCTGTACTTCCTCCACCATCCATATTGTAGGCAAATTGAATATCATAGTGATCTAGTAATGTCTCAGCCACTTCTTGAAGTGTCATACCTTTTTCAACCATGGTATGTGTATTATTCTCACGACCATCGCAACTAAAGAAAATTAAATCTTTATTAGGTAATTGCGCAATAACTTGTCTAGGATGACTTACAATCGTATTCGGACTATAGTCACCATCTTTCACAATGATTTTGCCATCTGAAATAATAGGACCAAATCCACTGACTGTGTTGTTATAGCCTTTATTTCTTATCTCACTAGCTTGTACATCTGGTGGGAATGAAGTCAATGTATTATCGTCACCAATCGCAAGAGTCCATCTATCATTTAATGCTGGATACTCATCACCCTTAACACTATCTAATATTTGACCTTCAAATAATTGTTGACCGTGCAATTTCAATTGACTACCACTACCAGTACTGGCATTACTCACAAAAGTAGCCTTCGTTTTACGCGCAAATTCTGAAGGTGTCATATGTGCTGGTTTATTAGGATTATTACCATATAAACCACGTTTTAACTTGATGATATTTCCCTGACTGTCTAAATGTGGAATATGCGTAATATAATACGTTGTATCAAACTTACGTCCTCTAAAATGAGATACCTCATTATAATAAGCACCCGTATTCATTTGTGTTTCTAACGTATCAGCTGTTTGTTTAGCAGTACTTGCAATGTCATCTATTCGACCAAAGTCTTCATTAAGTCTATCTTGTGCAAGTTCATGTAAGTTCCCTTGTGTATCAACACGCATATCTTTTACTTCAGCTGTCGCGTTACCATTGGCACCGATTATTTGGTTTTTTACTCTATTGTTTAATTTCTTAATTTCTTTTTCTACTGTAGAATTTCCATGTTTAATATCACTAGATTTTTTAGATTGTCGGTATTCTTTAACCATGTTATATAATATTTCTCTATCTTCTTGAGACATTCTCGCATTATCAATCACATTCCCTCGGAATTGATCATTGATTTCTCTAGGGAAGTTGTCATTATATCTTTTCATTTAAACCCTCCTTTATTCTGTCCATTCAAATTGTGCATATATCCAGTTACTGTTGCTACTTCCCGATTGATTCGAACTATCGATATAGACATTCAAAGCACCATTCCCTCTGATTTCAACCATGATAGGTTTTCTGCCACTACCTGATCTAGAATAAAAAACTTGCGTATATTTCATAAATCCAGTAGGTAACTGTGCAATCTGTTCACCGTTTGTAAAATTACGTATATTAACACGTATCATTTTTCTTGTGATTCTCTTTTCGCCACGTTCACCATATTGATGTACGATTTCTCGAATACCACAACTAAAACCGTCTGTAGCATATAAGCCATTTTTAGGGGGACCTACTTGATACTCAATCCACCCTGAATCTCTAATAGATGTCGCTAAATCGTAAATACTATTTTGTAGGTCTAATTGCCATTGATAGTATTCTTCAAAACCATCTAAACCATCAACATGTGCTCTAGTATAGAATTGTTCCCCACTTTGATCACGCGCCATTTTGATTTCTACATCTCTACTCATCAACCGTCACCACCCCAGTTGAAACCCAACTAGTGCCATTACCTACATTAGCTGAAGTACCACTTCCGTACTTGAGCGCACTTTTGACATTACGCACATTACGATTAATGAGTTGTTGTATCTGTACAATATCTTTACGTGAATTACTGAATTCTATTTCAACAGGTTCATTCATAATTGGGTGTGATTCTGTTAACTTCACAACTTTTAAATCAGTGTCGTATTGTAATGGTTTGTGTTTCAGATGTACTTTATGATTTTCTTGTATCTGCTCATAACCTAAGTAATTAGTCGAAACTTCAACAACAGGTTCATCAACAAGTTGTTCTTTAAGTAATGCTTCAAGTTCGTCAAGACTTTCAACATTGTCATCAAAAACAGTAGCAGCTTTCATATGGCCAAACACATCATAATTTTTAGACTTAACTTGTTTATAGAATTTATAGATATCTTTACCTTTTAAAACTGCCGTGATATTAAATAATGTTGATTTTTCTGTACCAACATAACCTGTCGGTTTTTTATTTTTGTAATCAATTTTGTTGTCTTTACCTCTGAATATACCTTTAAATGTATGAGGTCCTTTTGATAAGTTCTTAGCAATGACTAATGGTTCAGTTATAGTACGTCTAGACCACGCACTCATTGTTTCATAGAATTCTCCGTCTAAATAGAAGTCCCAAACACCACCTAGTTCTCCTTTTTTGAAGTTAAACATCAGTGTTTCATTGCCCCATCGACAATCAATTTGTACTTCAAAAGATGCCCCAACTGATTCAGTACGCCATGTACCCGTTTTAATAAAGTTACCTTTAAAATTAAGTGCAGGCGTTTTAATCGGGTTATAGTTCTTCGTTTCTTTTGTTGTTTTCTTTAAACCATAACCTTCAATGATTGTTTTCATTTCTGTTGTACTTACAGATGCTTGTACTTCGTCAGTATTATATTTATACATGATCACTTCATCTGACATCTTATAAAATGTCGCTTCATCATAAATATAAATTGTTTTATTATCTGCGAAATAGATATAGCCAAAGAGTTCAGCACCTTCAACTAAATACTCTAAGCCGTTTTTATTACCTAATTCGTCTATCACAACGCGTTTATCAAACTTGCCTTTAATCACGTATTTAAATCCCAATGGATTATTTCTAAAACCAAAGTCTAGATATTGTTCCAAAGTATATTTTGGTTTTTCTTCTTCTGTTACATCACCATTCATTTCTTCGTTTTCAATATCTTTATCGATATAGTGATTTTGAAACTCCATAAAAATATGCTTACCAACAATGTCGTTAGTAAGCGTGAGATTATTTGATTTAACCGATGTTGATTTAATAATGTACTCTTGACCTTTCCATATTAAGATAGCTTCATTCTGTAACATATTAAACACATCAGCATTATGATTGGTTTTTAAGGCAGTGAATGATATTTGACGTTCGTTGTTCTTCTCGTATTCATATTTAAATGAACTATAATCAAAATCAATTAATATCTCACCCATCGTTCGTTTACGATCCATGACAATTAAGTTATACAAATATCATCACCTACCTATATACATAATTAAATGTAAATTTGATTTCTTTAACTATTACGCCATCACCTAGTACTTCAAAATCATTATATCCAGGTGCTAACGTGATGTACTCCCAGTTTGTATCTATACCACATCGTTTTTTATTCTTAAAAGGATATACACCATTGAGTATAACTGTGTCATTATCTCGTATAGCCTTTTTATACTTAAACTTATCACCAGTTGTCTTATTGTGAAGAATATATCCATTTGGTGCTTTGATATTCATTGTGATTATTAAATGATGATCATTAACTGGTGTTACGGAATAGGAAGAACCATTATAAATTTGGAATCTTCTTTTATGATGCGTATACTTTATATTTTCATCAGTAACTAAACCATTCCCAAATTGCCAATAATCACTATTTAAACTAAAATCATCTGTTGTCAAAATAGATTCAGAATGACCTTTATATGCTGTGTAGGTTATATCAATATCACTAAACCTAACTGCAAATGGTGAGGGGCTAACTTTTGGAGTTGGTAATACTGCATACTTTAAACCTGGCATTTTACTGAATACTAAATAATATGGTTCATATCTTTGTATTTTTTGTTCTAATTGAAAACAAAACAAATCTAAGTCGATACTATCTAACCCTGTATACCTAAATTTCAACGTTATATCAAAAGGTCCAAAAGTAGTAACTGAAGGTTTAGCACCATCTACACCATTCATTTCAGTAATTTCAGTTTTACCATTTATTTCTGGTTTATCAAATCCTAAAAATTCAAAACGGTCATTCTCTAAAAGATTGACCGTTTCATTTTCCATAATTAACTTAACCCACTTATTATTTTTACACGTCATTTATACACCACTCATTCCTAGGTTATAACCTGCATTCCTAGCCATATTACCTTGATTATTATTTACCTTTTTCGTAATTTCTTTGCTGTCCAAGAATACTTTTGTATCCTTGTTAGCAATTCTATTAGTATCTCTATTATTAATAGATTGAAGATTATTACCTTCATTGATAGCACTATATATACCGCGCAGCAATTCTGCTTCTTCAGAAAATCCAAGCATTTCTCCTGTTCTATCCCAAATCACTTTACTTCTAGCTTTCATTGATGGATCATGACTAATTACGGACTCACTAAATCCACCTTCAGCTAGCCAAGCTATTTCTGGAGAATTGATTATGCCACCCTCGGCATAACCATGTCCTTGACCAATAACATTTAGCAAACTTGAGCCGTAACGCCTTTTTGCATAATTCATACCTGCTACTAAGTTATGCAATGGATTCCAAATATTACCCATACCTTTACCTTTATATGCTGAAAAAGTGCCTGGTTTAACTTGTACAAGTCCCATTGCGTTACCATCAGATAGTCCATCATTTCCACCCATAGCTTTGGCATTGCCACCAGATTCAGTCATAATTTGTTTAGACCATGCATTTATATATGCTGGCGTAACAGGAAGTCCAGCAAGCTTTAAAGCACGAATGATAGTACTCTTGTAATTACTACCTTTTGTATTACCACCCATACCTTTCAGTACTTTTACGGGATCTAATGTATTAGTATTTGTTAAAAATGGTGTTGGTCCTTCTTCAACTTGTGTATGCAAATGAGGACCAGTTGTATTAGCTCCACTATTTCCAGTAACAGCTATTGTTTCTCCTTTTTTAACCATACCTTCTTTTAATATTTTACTTAAGTGGACGAAATACATCGCAATTTTACCTGCAGCTAATCGTAAAATATTACCTCCACCAACATCATATTGTTTAGTAGCTTTACCACTCATTGGAGCTTGTATTTTATCAAAGACATGAGGTGTATCAATTCCATAATGACGCCCACCGTTTATTGATAATGGATATCCAGGCAAAGGCTTATTAGGACTATAACCATATGAAACACCCTTACTTAAAATACCTGAGCCATCAATATCTCCACCACTGGTTTCTTCAAACCATTTAGAAAACATTTTTTTGACTCCACCAGTAAGTTTTTTATACATTTTCCCCATCATTTGACCAGGTACTGCTTTAATACCACTAAAGTCCACACCCATCATGTCCATAACTTTGTCGACAAGTTTTCCTGGGTTTTCCATGTAATCGAAAACATCACCAATTACTGAATCGAATTTATCTTTAACTACTTTTCCGGCAGCTTTACCAGCAGTTTTTACACCTTCAACACCATCACTAACTTTTTTGATAGTTTTAGAGTGTTTATTAGCTTGCTTACCTAAAAACTTTCCAGATGCTTTACCTAATTTGTTTGTTAAGCTTGTACCATCTGAATATCTAGGAAGGTTATTCATACTAGCATATGTCTGTGTGCCATTTTCAACCACTGTACCTTTAGGTAAATATGCTAATGTATCTGTATCTGGCGTAATAACTGTTTTTCCGTTTGGATATCGAATAGTTTCATGTCTAAATCCTTTTGGTCCATTTCCTTTACCTTTATCTCCTACTATCGCCATAGTATCTTCAGCAATAGCACCATTTCGAGTCCCAGTTGAAAGTTTAATAGGTTTAATCATTTCTTTACCTAAACCTAATTTATCTCCAACTTTATTAACTCCGCCGATCATTTTATTCAATCCACCAATAGTGTGTTCTTTAATTCCAGAAGCAAGCTTTTTAGAGTTTTCAACAACACTATTTTTCATACCTATTACCATGTCTTTAATGCCATTAACAAAACCTTTTATACCATTTTTCATTTTCCCAAATGTATTAACGACGCTATCTTTCATGGTTTTCGCCATATTTACTGCACTATTTTTTATTGATTTCCAACTGTTACTTGAAAAATGAAGGGTTTTATTTAATATGCCTTTTACACTTGAGAATAGTCCGTTGAACTTACTCTTAATGTTATTCCATAAATTTTGAGCAATTGAAGTTACTTTATTCTTTAAGTTAGTCCATAAATTGACTGCAAAATTTCTAATAGAATTAAAGATGTTTTTTACTGATTTAAATAACCCAGTAAATTTTGCGCGAACATTAGTCCAAAGTATCTGTGCAAGTGCAACGACTTTATTTTTAATTAAAGCCCATGTATTAGATAGCCAATTTTTTATAGAGGTCGTGATTGATTGTATAGATTTGTTTAGACCCAAGAATTTTTGTTTAACTGAATTCCAAATAGATTGGGCAGTTTTACCTATGAAGTTTTTTATAAAATTCCAACCTTTTGTAAATACACCTTTCAACAAGGACATTCCAAGTTTTGCTACTTTAACAATTTTTCCGACAAACCAAAGTTGTACTAAATTCCAAATTAATTGAACTACACCTTTTAGAACTTGAACTAATCCATTCCAAGCGCCTTTCCAATTTCCATTTAACAAACTGCTGAAAATCTTGATTGTTCCTAGTATGATATTTAAAGCACCTTGGATTACACCTTTTATGTTATTCCAGACACTAACAACTATAGCTTTTATGGCTGGCCACAATAATTTCATTAAATTCCAAATGAGTGTCATAATTGGGCGAATTACATTTCCCCATATAAATTTAAATACAGTAGAAATTATGTTTCCAATAGTTCTGACGGCTTGAGTTATTTCAGCACCATTTTGTTTCCAAAAAGCAGAAAGTTGTTGGCCAATTTGAAGTCCAAATGATTTAACTGCATTTATAACTTGGAAAAAGACTCTTTTAACTGTATCTGCAAAGGTAGTTAATCCAACTACTACATTAGGAGGTAATATTTTAGATAATGTAATTACACCATCTTGACCATTACCTTTGAATAATTGGAAAAAGCCTTTAATAATATTGCCAATTGTAATAAATGTATTTTTAACACCATTTAGTGCTCCATTAACAACGTTTCTGAATGTTTCTGATTTTTTATATGCAACAACAAAAGCTGTCCCTAATGCAATAACGCCTAAAGTTATCCACCCAACAGGACCGGATATTAAACTTAGAGCAGCGCCTAGTTTTGGAAATACTTTTGTGATACCAACTATTGCACCTTCTGAACTTTTAGCAGCAGTACTGAATTTCGCAAAGAATTTTAAGAACTTACCAAACGGACCAAAAATAGCTCCTATTACTCCCGTCAGTTTACCGAATATAGTTAAAACTGGACCAATACCAATAAGTATTAAAGTACTCCATTTCATAATACTTGCTATTAATTTTTGAGTATTTTTATCTAAACTGTTATACCATGAAACAATACCTTTGATTCCATTAATAACTTTATCGAAAACAATACCTAAAGATTCACCCCATTTAGCAGCTGAACCTTCCATGCTATCGAACACATCAGTTAGATCATTCATTAAAGGTTTCATTTTACTAAAGAAACCCCCACCTTTACCTCCGGCATCTAAGAAAGAAGCACCAATTCTTCCAACTGCTGCCCACATATTCGCTAATGATGCTGTGAATGATTTCTCACCCATTGTTTTGGCAGCACCACCAATATTGTTTTCAATAGCACTCTGCAACATCTTACTGGATATTTCACCATCTGCAGCCATATCAGTAATTTCTGACGCTGCAACATTTGCTTCTTTGGCTAGCCATTGATAAATTGGCAATCCTCTATCCGAAAGTTCTTGTAACTCACCATTATATGCTTTGTTAGATGTTTGAACTTTGTTAAATATTCTACCCATCTCGTCCATGCCTACACCAGCAACAGCAGCAGCATCTCCCGTGTTAGTTAAATACTGTGTCAATTCTTTACCCGGCTTTATTCCAGCAGCAACTGCATTAGCAGCTGTTGTAGCAGCTTCACCCATACCAAAAGATGTACCTTTAACAGCTTTATTAGCGTTTATCATTATTTCTTTTACATTTTTACCGCTATTACCTAATGCACTTAGTTTAGCTTCTGCATTATCTATTTCTACTAAGCGTCCAAATCCTTTACCAATAGAAATACCAGCTAAAGCTCCACCAGCAACCATTGCAGGCTTAGTTATCTTTTTAGTAAGATTATTACCTACTTCTTCAGATTTTTTCGATATGTTAGTGAAAATTGATCCAACCTTTTCAAAACCTTCTCCTGTTTTAAAAACTCGTTGCATTCCGCGGGACATGGTCTTTTCTATCGAAGATGCAGCACGAGCTGATGCTTTTTCTATATCTTCAAACCTTTTAGTCAATGCAGTAAATGCCGATTCCATTCCACTTTGATTGGCACTAAATTTTGCTTGCAACTCCTTAACAGTTGCCATAAGACCCCTCCCTTCTTTTATTTATTTTTTAATTTACATATTTTGTTCAGCACGTTTTTTAGCTTCTATTTTCTTTTGAACTCTTTCTGGCCATTGATGTTTCTTTCTAGGACTTGAAGATTTTCCAGTTTTCTTTTTAGGTTGAATTTCCTTTAAAAACTTTTTAACGTTTTTCAAGTCTTCTTTTGATTGTGGATTACTGTTTAACATTGCAACGAAATTCATATAGTAATCTGCTTGTTCTTTTTCTGCTTTACGTTCTTGATTTTGAAAATGTGTCATTAAGTGAGCTAATAACTCGTTAAAAGGCGTGTTTAATACTTCATCACGCCCTCCAAGTTCTTTACTTAATTTGTATATGACAACTTCTTCTAATTGGATGTCGCTTGAGTTAGTTTGTCGTCTTCTTCCTTCTTCGGAAATAGCACTGCTAGTACCGTCGAGAAGGAATCTCTTGACTTTTTTAATCGTTCAATTAATTTAGGAATATTATTAACTTCGATAACTGCATCTATAATATCTAAGAACGTATAAATATTTTGTTGACCAATTACATCTGCCTTGATGTTCGATGAAAGAGAAATTAGATTGTGTAACGAATCTGGTGCATTTTCTAATAAGATTTCAAATGAACCTAATACATCTTTGAAAAATTGTGCACCAGCTCGCTTGAACGCTTCTGAACCATCATATTGAAAGACATTCACTTTATCATCGCCATCTTTAGCTTTTTCAACCGCCTCTTCATATAGTCTTCTGTTCTCTTCGTTTATTTCATTTCGTTTAGCAAAGAATGTATCTAATGCACTTTTTAAGTGATCGTTTGTATTAATATCTTTAACTAAGTTGTTTAATTCTTTTGATACTCTTTTAATTTGTAAAATATTCATTTCTTTGATTTCAACGTTCTCCGTTACTAATTTATTACCTTCATATGTTTTGATCTCAACTTGTGCCATTTTTCATTTCTCCTTTTGATATATAAATTAAAAAACAAATAAAAAAGGCAGCGCTTTGTCTGCCTTACTCATTTTTATTCTTCTGTACTTGGTTCTTCTGGTTCTTCAACTGGGTTAACTGTTACTGTTGCAGTATCAGTTTTATTGCCGTCTTGTGTTGTAACTGTAATAGTTGCTTCACCTTCTGAAACGCCTGTTACTGTACCATTGCTTGATACTGTAGCGACTGCTTCATCAGAACTTTTATATAATACTGATTTATTTGTTGCCGTTGATGGTGCAACTGTACTTTCTAATTTAGTTGTCCCAGCTACTTCAATACTTGTAGTTTTAGGTGATATTGACACACCTGTTACTGAGATAGGCTTAGTTTTGAATGAGGGTACGTCAACTTTTTCTGATTCTCCATTTTCGTTTTCAAACGATGCTTTGTAAGTTCCTGCAGGATAATCGGTATTTGCCTCCAAGCCATCAATTGTGACTTTTGCTTTACCATCCTCTTGGCGTTCAGCAGTACCGACAACATCAGTACCTTTGTATACTTTTAATGTATCAGCCATTTTACGACCTCCTTATTGAATATTTAAAAGCCCCTATTCTGCAGTAATAGATGCCGATTTAGAGTTAGCATCTATCACTACATTTTGGGGAGTGCTAGGGTGTACTTGGTTCTTCTACTGGTTCTTCTGTCTCTTCTAATTTGTCTGGATCTTCTCCGATATAGAAATAGTTATTTGGTTTGTTTGCATCTGCACAATCTTTAGGGAACATAGCAAATTCCATTTCATAGTTACCTTGTTCATTAGCGAATGACTTAGTCATACCACTTGAATTTGCAATTTTATGAATGAAGATATCTTCTGATTTATCTTCTCCCATTTGTCTTGGGTGTATAGTTAAAGTTCTTGCACCAGCACGTAATGAAGCTCCAATTGGTGCATCTGTGACTGATACCGCCTTACCATTTCTATCAAAAGTAATTGTTCCACTTAATGTTTTACTGATAACATCTAAAGATGATTTAGCAGCAACGACTGTAACTGTACCGTTCCAACCAACAACAACTTGATCGTAGTTTGTATCTCCGAAGTCTGCCATATTAATATCAGTTAATTCAGGCTCTAATTGAACTTCTCCACCTTCTGCTTGTAACAACGATCCATCTTCACACATTTTCCCATCAAATCTTAATTCTGTTGGTAACCCTTCATCAAAAATAAAGTCTGCCATACCGAATTCATAACTAATTTTTTCAGCTGCCATTTAAATTCCTCCTTAAATTTAGGTAAAAAAAAGCACTCATTTGCAATAAGGCAAAATAAGTGCTAAAAAGTTTATTGTATAAATCATATTGTCATTAATAACGCCAACTCTTATTGGCGGTGATTCTGCATAAATATATTGAGTAAAGTGTTTATCTGTTCTAATTAAACTACCGTCTTCATAAATTGGAACTTTCATAATTTGATTTGTGATACCATGTATCGCATTGTAACTGTCGAACGCTCGGTTCACAGTTTTATCAAAGTCCTTACTTCTAATTTCAACTTGATAATTCATCAAATGTGATTTCATATCGCTTCTATCTGGTGGATAACCACCATCATAATAAACAACACCAAACTCAGATTGAGCAGTATGATAATCAACTGTCCACTCTAAGTCTGGCACTTTGTCCATCAATATTCTTTTAATAGCGCGTTGTATCATCTAACTGCCCCCTTCAAGTAAACGTTCTAATGCTCTTTCCATTGCTTTTTCAAAATGTTGATCAGTTAAAATTACGGCGTGTTGCAAATATTTACGACCTGGTTGATATCCTTTAACATTAGGTTTTTGACGGGTAACCGTTCCTCGTCCTCTTATATAATAGTTTGGATATTTCACACCACGTTCATATTTATCTCCAACTGGTCTAACATTATTTAGTTCGTGAACATAAGTTGCATATTCCATGTTCGTTCCCACATAAACAACAAATGACCGCCCTTCAATTTTTGCTCGTGTTGAATGAATACTATCTTCTAAACTTCCACTATCACGTGGCGCTAAAGCTTTAGCATATTCTTCACAAGTAAGTCCAATTTTATCCATTTCATCTAGCAATATAAGGCTAAAACGTTTATTCATAGTTTTAAACTCCTGTTGTAATTCTCGAAGACCATGCCATTCAATCTTGAAACTTAGTCCTGACATTTACATATAACCTTTAATAAAATGTGGTTTCCCTGTAATATCTTGGCCGTATTCAACCTTTTTAACTTGGCCTAATACTTTTGTGTGTTTGGGTGTTATATGCTCAATACGAGCGTTTAAATCGATATTCCAAACGACTTCAGATATAGGAATGTAAACTTGAGTAACTGATGTGTATTCTTCACCATTAGCATTATAGATATTTTGAATATCATATCTAACATGTGCTTTAGACAATACTTTTTCAGTTGTAGGTTTACCGTAATCATCTTTAATCTGATTTCCGTTTGAATCAAGCATTGGCACAATTACATTAACTTTATCTCTATAAATAATCATATTAACCTTCCAATATGACCTACTGATTTAGGTGGTAATTGTTGCTCGATTAAGAATATTACATAGGGATCAAGTAAATTACCGGACATTGTAACACTAGCATCATTTATTTTTTGCGTTTCAACACCTTGTCTTTTCAACAAAGCATATCCATTTAGTTCGCCTTCAATTTTGTACAACATTTGTTTCACAATCATTCGTTCAGTGATGGTTATTCTAGGATATAAAGAGAAGATATCCTCATAAGCATCAAAAATATGCTTATCTAGGATATCTTCTTTAATATCATTTAGTAGTTCATTAGGTGGCATTTCCTCAATATATTGTTTTACTTTTTGTATATCAAGCATTTCATCACCTCAATTCCCCTATTCTGCTGAAATAACAACAGATTTCGCATTAGCTGTTACCTCTACATTTTGGGGTTCCTTAGGGTGTTTCATTAGCTTCTTCATTTGCAGTTAAAATAGAAATACCTTTTAAGTTTTGTAAAACAGGCATTGCTACTTCACCAACAATTGTTTTCTCTCCAATAGGGTCTTGAGAAACTACAGATACAACGTAAGTACCGATTGCAAAGTTATTATCTGCAGCAGGACCTACTAAAGTTTTACCTAATTGGTCTGCATGCATTACCACTTTATCATCCTCTAATAGTTGTTTTGTAATATCTCCTTCAATACCGTCGATAGTAACGTGACCGTCTTCAATCTCTAAAGGAGGTAATCCTAATTCGCTAAACGTTTCTTGTAAATCAGAATCTTTTACTAAACGTCGACCAGTATCTTTTCCGTAGATTTCTAAAACGACATTAGGATTACGTTTAATTTTTGATAAAGTTCTAGAAGTCATAACCATATAAGCAGGCGCTTTTAAATGGTTGTTTTCTTTATAACTTTCCACTTGCTCTTGTAACACTTCTAATGGATTCACATCATCACGTGAGAAATCTCCAGATGTGATTTTAGCATTCTCATCTAAATCTAAATCAAAACTGATTTTCACGTTATCTTTAGGACTTTCATAATCGAAACGTCCACGATAAACCATATCAGCACGAATAAGTTCTTTCGTTTCTTCAACACCTTCTTTTAAATCTGCAATACTAATTAAAGCATTTCGGATTAAAGAGTCAACTTCTGTAGAAGAACGAGGGTTTAAATATTTGTACATCTCTTCTTCTGTATAGTGATAAGCATGGGCAATTTTTGTTAACTTCGCCATTGCTTGCTTAATTGAACCTTTATCTCTTAATGGTGTTCCAGAGTCGAATCCAATGATTGAAGCTGCTTTAATGCCTGTCTTTTCGATAATGTCATAAACAACATTGATATCGAAAGTTTGTTCAACTGGGAATACTCTTTCTAAACGTCTTGTACGTTGTGGTTCTATATTTTCAACAAACGCTTGTAATGTAGGTTGTTGTAAATCTGAATGATCTGTAATGTTTGGCATTTATTATTCCTCCTTATATTTGCATAAAATAAGACGCTATTATACGTCGAATACAATGCGTCCTTGTGTAGCCTTTTTGAAATTGTTTGTTACACCAGTCAATAGCTCTTCGAATACAGATGCTTTACGAATTGCTGGTACACTTTCATTCACTTGAACGTCTTGTACTTGAACATCACGTGATGTTAATACTGCAGCTGCCATTGTTTCTGGTGTAGATTCTTGAACTAATTCAAATAAACCAGATTCAGTGTTTTTGAATACTGCTGTACCACCTTTAACTACTTGACCTTCTGATAATTTAGAAGAATCTAAAGTGATGTTTCCAACAGTCCACTCAAGATTTTTAGCATCTCTTAAGAAACTAGGAAATTGTAAATCTTCTGATACTACTTTTGGTTTTAAATTCATTCTTTATTCCTCCTTTTGTTTTCCAGATAATTCATTTGCTAATTCTTTACCGCGTTTTGAATAGTCAACCTTTTGCTTACCATTTCCAGTTTGTCCACCAGACTTGTAATTGTTGTTTGCTGGTGGCGTACCTTCTTCGTCTGAACCACCTTCATCTTTTGCAGTGTTAGTTTGATTGAATAAGTAAGCTTTTGTTTCGCGTAATTCATTCATGACCTCATTGAAGTTGGTAATCTCTCCACTTTCTTCATCACGATTGAATTTGTCTTTGTCGATAAATAAAAATACATCGTCTGGATCATGTGCATCTTTAGATACTTCTTTTAAAATCTTCTTATCTAAATCGTTAGATGCTACTTGAACTTTATAGTCTTTGATTTGTTCTTGAAGTTCTTTATTAGTACCCTCAAGCTTGTCATAATCATTCGCTTTCTTTTCAAGTGTTGTAATTTGTTTAGATAATGTTTCTTTTTCTGATTCTAAAGATTTAATTTCTGTATCTTTATCACTCAATTGCGATTTGATGTCTTGAATATCCTTACCGTTTTCTGCCATTACTTTCTCAATTTGTTCATCGGATAATTCTAAAGCTTTAAGTGTTTCTCTATTCATATTTATTCTCTCCTCACGTTTTGATAACGATGTCCGACACCGATTGGATTAGTACAATAACGCTTGTACCTGCGACATCGTCTTTTAATGACTTACGAACAGGTCAAACGGAATACCACCGTTATGAGATACGTTTAGATCACTTCCTTACGATTAGATAAACGCACAAAAATAACCGGCAATCTCACGACTGTCGGTTTGTTTATACATTATCTTGTAACTTATGTTTTATATCGTTGTACGTCATATTAATACTTAATTCATGTTGTCTGTATGCTGCTCGGTTATCTATGCTTCTATCTTTGTCATCTGATTGGACTACATCAACCTCACAAGTATCTAAATGATTATCTTTATTATCTTGATAGAACTCAATAAATGTTTTAATTGCATTAAGGAAATGAACATCTTCTCCCCACTTATCAATGATTATCTTATCTTTAGTTTGTTCAATCATATCCTTCACCCTTTCATCTCTTGTCTAGCAACTTTTAACTTCTGTTTCATCTTTACATACCCCGTACTATTAGAACGTTTCATTCTACGATAAGCACCTAATGTCTTAGGAGCATCATCGCCTAATATCGCTTTAATACTGTTGTAGTTCTTCATTTCTTGTCTTGCTTTTCGCTTTAATTGTTGATCATGTTCATAACTTTCTCTTTGCTTTTTAGTTCGAGGGTCAAGATTTGGATTAAAGTCCTTACCTTTAGCAATGTATTTATTAATTTCACTTTCTGACTTGAAGTCAGAAACAAATGGTCTAACCATACATTTGCAGTTAGGATGAACAGGAATAACATCTCGAACATCTAGTTGTGGGAATCTTGCATCTTGACCAGTTAAAGAAAATACTCTGTCTTGATATTTAGCACATTCACTGCATGTATTTAAATTACCTGTAACGTACACCAAATCATTTCCAGTAGCTAAATAATGATTAACATGAGCGTGTGTTCTAGCAGTACTTATTTTCGTTCTCACGACTGTTTCTGTGTAGAAATCTAAAGGTAGTAGTTTATTATCAATTGTCCTAAATGATTTCATACCACCTTTAACAAATGAATCAGACACCCGTTGAATTATCTTCCTACGATTTTGACCGTATAAGATACCTCTCGAAATGTCTGATTGAACTTCTAATAATGTTTGGTTAATTGTTGAAACTGTAGTAACAAATGCTTGTCGAATTGCAGCTTGTAAATCTAGCATTGTATCACTTGTGATAGTGGCTAATGCACTTTTATGAACTTGAGAATTTAGTTCGTTTGATAAAGCTATACCTTGCTTACTTAATTCTTTCGTTGCTATGTTCAACTCTGATTCATACACCTTTGCAAGTTCGGGTTCAATAAACTCAAAAACATCTGTACCAAATTGTTGAATCAAGTTTTCAATATTTCTAAACATAACCTGTTTATCTCGATTACTTAACAAATCAACTTCTTGGATTAACTTTAGTATTTCATTTTGCAAAAACTCAACTGTAGGCTTTATTTGTTCAATCTTCATTCAATCACCTACTCCATTTCTTTTAGTTCTTCATCAACTGGATTAGTTTCTTCCTCATCTTCTTTATTGTCATTGAAGTTTAATCCTGTCATATTTCCTCTTAACAATGACATACTATCTTGTGATGTTCGTTCAGCTTCAATCTTTTCTACTTCTTCCATAATCCATTCTTCTGATTTATCTGGATTATTATTTCTAACCGTTTGCTCAAGTGATTGAGTACCTGCTGCATAACTTTGATTGTTTAACGTTGAAGTTTCTTTTGAAGTGACTGGCATCATATCTTTTTGAACAATGATTGGTTTTTCAATAATGATGTCGCTATTATCTCGATTCAGTAACCACATACAATTCTCAACGCCTTGCTGAATGAACTCAATGTATTCGTCTCGCATTTGTTCAGCTTTCATAATCGATAAGAATAAATCATAAAACTTAGCTGTACCTGATTGTGCTTGTGCACCTTCAGACGAAAAGAAATCAATTGCTTTTTCGCTTGTTTGAGTTTCCATTAGCATCATTTTGATAATGTCTTTTACATAAGTAATATCACCAATCTTTGAGATATCTATTTGATGTATTTGTAATGATTGTCCATCTTCATCAATCGTTGTGACTTCTAAATCTCTGTGATCAAACTTGTTCTCAACACCATACCTTTGTTCTGATAATTGCATTAACCTTTCCATAACTTCTTTCGATACAGATATTCTAGGTTTACCATTACGCTCAAACACTTGTGCTGTTCGAGTCATTGTCCAGTTCACTTCATCTTGCTTACCTTCTTGCCCCATTAGAACACTTCTACCATATCTATTCATAAATGTTGGACTGTAAGGTAGGTAAACAAATAACGTTCGCTTACGACCTTTTAAAACGTAATTACGATGGTCTCTTTCAAGCTTAGTAATATCAAATATGATTTCTTCATCATCAACTAATTGTAGGTCTCCATTATCGTCCATATGATAAACAGTATGACTTCCTGTTAATTCGTTTTCTTCTTCAACTTCTTCATGAACATGTACATACTTGTCATCGCCATGTTTAACAATATATCTTAGTTGATATGTCTTGCCGTCTTCAAGTTCGTAATAAACATTACGTTCTTTAAAAGACAACTTAACTTGTCCATTGACAACTTCTGGTACTGCTACAATACCACCGTCTATTTGCCATTGCTTTATATTCATACCGTGATGTTTACTAAAATTCGAATTAGTTTCTATCTGGTCTAAAGTTTCTTGTTGAAGGTCGAATAATTCACTATTGAATGTATCATCTTGAGTTCCTTCAATATGTTGATCATCAGCATCAAACTCTTCATCATCTTCTATCTCGTTGATTGGATAGTTCGTTTGAAGTTTACCCATTGACCTCGTAATAAACAGTGTCGGTATATCTACAATCATTTTAGATATGTTCACTACAATGTATGGCGTTTGAACATTCTTTGCCTTAACATCTCCATATTCAATACGGTCGATAATTTCGCCTTGGTCAATTAATGCTTTAGCTCTATCAAACAACTTTGAATGTCGACCGTCGTATAAATCTCTATATAAAAACATATCACCGTGTGTTTCAGTAATTTCATTTTGTGTGAATGATTTTAATTCTGCCATTGTTTACCTCCTTACCACATTGTTGTTGATGAAATCATAGCCTTAGGTTTCTTTTTCATATCTTCACTAAAGGCATATCTTGTAGCATCTATTGTGTGGTTATCTTTATCTTCTAATCTCGGTTTAGGGTTACCGTCTTTATCAGTTTCATAATCGATGTTCTCGAATTCCTTTGCAATATTTGGTGTACGCTTTGGGTCAATAATTATTGCATCTAAATCATCAAGCCATTGTTCACCGTATTCAACACTGTCTGGACCCTTCTTCACACCTTTAATGCGTTTAATACCATGTTCATTCTTTAACTCGTCAATACTTTTAGGTTCTGCACTATCAGCAAATATCTCGTCTGACATATATTTCTTTCGCGTTAACCACTTAGCTAATTCTCTATTAGATATCTTCTGACCATAGTATTCATCAACTGCATATATAACGTTTTTCTTTTTGTCATAATGCCAACGAACAAAAGCTAATGGATCAGTAGCATATCCAAAATCGACTGCACTACGAATGTTATCGAATGAGTTATATAAGTCATCAGGTATTGTTTCAATTTGTAAGTTATCGAATGGAACAACACCACTACCGATAGCTTCACCTAAATACTCCCAACGATATCTCATTTCACTTTTTTGTTTAGTTGCTTCAGCTTCTTCAACAAACTGTTTTGAAATGTGTTGGTTATCTTTGTATGTACTATGATGTACAAAAGTATTATCTGGTTGAATAGATGATTCATACTTTTTATTAACCCATGATTGCTTTCTCTTTGGTGGGTTGTAACTATAAAAGAATTTATAAAAAAGACCATCGTCCAACTCTCCACGTAATAGTGAGTTAGTGATGGTCTTTACTTCATCTTCTGTTTTAAACTCTGCTAATTCTTCTATCCAGCCAATAGCAAATGGAAAGTTAGCGTCTTTCAATGATTTAATTCTTTCTGGGTCTTTAGCACCCCTAAAAGCAATATAATTCCCTCTAGGTAGATAAGTAATTCTCATTGGAGATTTCGTTATCTTAAATTTATTCGATACTCCTTGATGACTAATTGCCCATTTCAATTGTTCGTATATTGATAACTCAATTGTGTTATCTACTTTACGAATACAAACAGCATTAACTGGAAATCTCATAATCAGTTGAATGATAATAATTGCAATGTCTGTTGACTTACCACTACCACGTCCACCTTTTTCAACAATGTGCAATATATTAGGGTCTTTAGCTGCTTTCCATGACTTGTGAAACTCTTTAGGTAATAGTTCTGATAGTTTCTTGATGTTTGTCATTCTATATCATCTACAAACATAACTGCGCCACTATGTTCCACCTCTTGCTTTTCAGTCCACATTGCATAGCGTTTACCTAATAATTCAGCAGCTTTAGTTCTAGCAACTATATCAGCACGTTTCTCATGCCTTTCAACTTCGCTCATGAAATCGCCAGTAGGTACTAACATCAATTCTTCATCTTTAACTTTACCTCGCATAACTGAAGTGAGGTATTGGAGTATTTCATCTTGTTCTGCAATACTCTCTTTTTTTAATTCTTCTAATCTTGCATCAATATAAGATTTAACACTCACATTTTCCAACAATTTTACAATGTTTCCTTTAGCATAGTTATGACTATAACCAGCACTTACTGCAGACTGATAAGCGTTACCTGTTCTAATATACTCATCTGCAAACATCTGTTGTTTTCTTGTTAATTTCATTTCATCTACCACCAACTCTCACGATAATCTCATTCATTTATTTTAGTTCCTTAACTTTAAAGACTTTCATAATCACTAAATGTATACGTGCTTGAATATAAAAAATAGAGTTAATCACATATTTAAAACTCATCATGTAATCAACTCTACTTCTATATCGTAATCTTTATCGCCTTTAATAACTGGATCATAATCAATTAATACTTTGCTTACGTTTGCATCTTCCTTTAATCTTTTAATCATTGCTATCAAGTGACAATCATTATTCACTTTCCTAATGCCTTTTAAAGTTCCGTCGGCAATTACCATTACTTTCATATATTCAACTCCAATTAAAAAAACACCCACTTTAGTGAGTGTTGAAATTATAATTATCTTATGCACTTTGAAATACTAGATAGACTAATAATAAGAATGAGTTTTCTATTCCTAACTTCCTATTTGCTTCCCTATAGTCTGAATATGGATGGCTAAAATTATTAATAAATGGATCCTTAACAACATCTAATATTACTTTCCCACCATTTACTTCAAAGTTTCCATTGATATAACTTACTAAATCACTATTACTCTTTTCGAATATTTTATTATAATCAAAATCAAACTTTTTATCTGCTAAATATAAAAAGTTAGCTATAACACTATCTTGCCAATTTAAATTCTTCTCATCTTTTTCCATTTTCTTTCCTCTTTTCCTAAAATAATTAATTACATCTAATTATACGAAATCCACCTAACATTTGCTAGATGGATTTTTCATTAATATTAGGGTTATAGAAAGGATATGGAAAATAGCCGTAAGGCTAGGTGTAGGGCGACGACCAAACTTAACCAGTTTGTTTGATTGTAAGGAGCCGTCCTATTCCTACCCACAGTTTACAACTTATTTTTACTTTCACAAAATATCGTGTCAAACGGTATCAATTGGTGCAAATGGTATCATTGGAACACTCAATTATATTTCACAATATCATCTGCTATTTTGTCGAATATTTTATATTGATCACGTTTGTTAACGCCTGTAATTTCATGTATACGTTTTAAAGACTTACCGTCCATTCGTAACTCTAATACCAACTCTTCAGTTTCGTCATTCATAAATTGCTTTGCCATTTGTACAGGCCTTAATTTAAGTCCTAATTTCTCACACATTCTATCTTTTTTCATTCTACGTTCTATCTCATAAAGAAAAGGTGTTGTATTTACATCATTACTTTTAGATAATGTAGCTTCAATTCCATACTGCGATATGTTTGCACCTTTTATCATATCTCCGTACTCTTCAATATATTTTATTAACTGATTAGAATTACTGTGATAATTATGAATTAATTCAAGTGCTTTCTTTCTTGATTCTATTTTGTATAACTTAGTTTTAGTCGAATAAGTCATGTGTTCAATTCCTCCGATTGGTTTATTTTTCGATGTGGTCAACATCGGATAAATAGTCAAAAATTACGCCATTACCACTCCTAACTAATTCAGCATTTCTTTCAAACCATTCGTACGGAATACTTTTACGTTCATATTGTTTCTTAAAATCATTAAACTGGTCAATGTCTAATTTGAAACATGTGTCATTATATCTGAATAGTACTAGTAGAAAAGCTTCAGCACCCATTCGCTTAGTATCGGTCAAATACTTAACTTGATGATCACTTACATTTTTTAAAGGTAAATTCTTAATTTTAACTTCTTTCGTATCAAAGGCTATGTAATTACCTTTGTGATTACAACCTACAAAAATTACCTTTGTGATTACAACCTACAAAATCAACTGTACTCTTTTCTTGATATCGTGCTTTACCTGTCCTGGTGTTATAACTTATAGGCGTTGCTACTTTATCGATTATTGCTATATTCTTTTGTTTGTAAACACGATTAATATTGCCAATTACTGTTTCAAACCACTTACCTCGATTAGCTTGTTTTCTATTCAATTGATCACTCCTTTTCTTATTGATGTATAGAAAATTTTTGTCCCCTATTTAAATTGTGATTAAAGTATATATAAAATATAGCAAGACTATAGTTATAAGGATGAATAACATCCTTAAAGTCTTATTACTTATATTATTCAGTAAAAGTGTAAATATAAGTATTATCGATATACTTAAGATTGAAATCAACATCATAAACTCAAACACTTTAACCCCTACTTTCAAATGTTTATTTACAACAATATACCTTATTTTTATAATTTAGTGTAATTATATTTAGCGGGATTAAAAATTCATAATGTTAATTCGTCAATTCGTTAAATTTCATATGAAGTGCCTTTATTTCTTCCTCGTCTTTTTTTAGATTTTTCTCGTAATTTCTTCCACCGTAAAACTCCCATTGGATAGTACTCATGTTGTCTTCGTGCTGTTCAATAAGCCACTTTGTTAATTCTTCTAAGTTATTAAAATTTTGGATGATTTCTGCATTAGTCTTTTCCATTTTGTTTTCTCTCCCTAGAATATTCATTATTACAATCTAGACAAGTTATTATCTTCTTGCTTACTCCCCAATCATTGTATGCAGTTTCTACATTAAAACTTCCACATACAACACACTGGTAATTAGAGTTATGAGTACTAGGATTAGACTGTAATATAAATTGATTATTATATATGTTAGTTTTTTGTTTGTCTTTGCTTAAATCTCCTTCAAAAAGAACTCTAAATTGATCAGGTGTTAACACATCTTGTTTTAATAAATCCTTTGCTAACATTTGTCTTGGACTCTCCATATAATTTAACTCCTCTGTTTTATTAATCTGTCGAAGTAATTCTTTTGCCCTGTCACTTGATATCTTTCCTTTTCTTTTTAGATGGAACACTTTTTCTTTTCTAGTAACTTCTATAGAGTTTATTTTAGGTATATAATTTGAATATAGTAATTTTTCTGTTTCATCTAAATCTTTCATCAAAAAAGGTGTTGGGTCAATTATTTTTACTGTTTCCTGTAATCCACCTATTTTATAATTATTTTTCTTCTCATATTTACCAAAAATATCATCTGCCATTCCCGTGAATTGGTTTGTTTTATTTCTTTCATGTTGATACCTTTTATCTAACTCATCATGAAATCTTAACCATTTCTCAGTTTCATCTTCCGTAAGTCTACTCAACAATTTATCTATCTGTGAGAATAAACCCATACTCCTCACTCCTCTATCTCATGTTGTTTAGCAACTTCAAGTATTCCCATTCTCTTTATATAATTCATGTCAGTTGTAAGCACTTGTTGGTAATAACTTTCTTCGTCTTCATCTCTAATAGAAATCACAATCACTTGATCATCTTCTTTTGCATTATTATATGCTGACAACAATACTTGTTTAGCGTTCAAACTATCACTCCTTGACTGCATTACTGATTCACTATTAACCACGTTCTTATTAACTGTAGTGGTGCGTCCAATGTTCCAACTTCATTACAATAAGTGCAACTGCCACCACACTTAGTACGATCATATATAACATTTGGCATACCACAACTTGTACACCCAATAACCATTCTTGACCTCACTATTCCTTTATCAATCATTCTTTTCATATATCTTCTTATTAACCTTTTACTAATGTTAAATTTATCTTCAAAGTGCTTGTACTCAACAGCTTTCACATTACTATTTTTAAGTTGTATGACGTAATCTTCAACTTCTTGATAATCAATTAATGTCATCTTCTCACTCCCCATACTTCTTAATATCTTTTTTACTTGAACCTTGCTGTGACTTGGTATATTTATGTTTTAAATGATTATTGTGCATGTTGTAAATAGTGATGCATAATACTACAAACATGAACGCAATAGTTAACAATGTAACTCCACTCATAATTTTTACCCCTCCTTAACTGCATTTATCACTAACGCAATGACTATAACTGCGAATAGTATTAATCCGAATGTCATAAGAAACTACCTATCATTAATCCGATTATCGTGCCATATAATAAACCTGATAACACCGACTTTATAATTAAGCCTTTCATATATTTAATAGTGAATTCTTGTATTTCATCATCATGCTGCTTCATTCTTTTTGTATAAGCGTCATGCATATCTTCAATGATTTTAGCTACTTGCTCTTGAGTGTATGTTTTCATTCAACATCTCCCTATCCCACTGAACCACGGCTCGTTATCTTTGTAGTTTTGTGTATCTTCATAGTCGATTGGTGCTTCTACTCCATCCTGGACGCTCGCATACTTATATGATCGTTTGATGAATGCGTATAGTGCTATAAGTGATAGTGTTAATGTAATTAGGTATAGTTTCATAAATTTAATTCCTCCCAAATTTGTTTATCTCTCTCAGTCATTGGTATGCCGTAATCATCTTTCATCAATACAATGTCCCGTTCAATACCTCTTAATACCAATTTTTCAGTGTTTAAATCTGTTTGAGTTGCACCTTCTCTATTCATGTAATATATCAGTGCATGTTTAATGATTTGTTTCATTTTGTAAGATTTCATGACTACAATTCCTCCACTTTCACAATTTCTCTTTCTAAATCTTTATTGTTTGGGTGGCTATTAAATGCTTCTTGGGCTTTTTCTTTTGCTTCTTCTTCGTCTATAGCTTCAACTTCATATTGCGGGTGGAAGAATATAGGTAATACACCCATATGCCAATGTGCTGTTTCAAATGTTACTCTGTAGGATTTCATTGTGTGTCCACCTCGTATTCTGCGTAAAATTCATCTTCGCTTTTTATCTCGTATTTATCTGTACCTGTTTTCACAATAAATCCATAAGGTAAAACTTCCTTACCTTCGAGGTACAATGAAAATTGTTTGAAGTAATTTCTGGTTACAAATAGCTGTGCTTTTCCTAACACTTTTGCTTTCGGACAAAACTCTTCTATTTCATCTTTGTTACGTCCTAACCACTGCATAGCTTTTACCATAAGTTAGTCCTCCCATTCTTGACAATCTTCACAAGTTCTTGAATATCCTGGTGGTTGCTTTAATTCTTTTCCGTATTCTGGTATTAAATCCTCCATTAAGCTTCCACATACATTGCATAGTGTACCGTCCATAATCATTTCTGTTATTTCGCCCATAAGTTAGTCCTCCTCTAGTAAGTATCCATCTTCAAATTTATTACCTATGATTTCAAATTCATCTTTAACGTCGCTTAAATCCACCGAATCTCCCCCAGTAAATCTCATTACAAATGCACCCTCTAAATATTCAACAACGCCGATTTCTTCACTTGTAACATCTCTAGCAATATCTCCCTCACAATATTCTCTGTAGTGATAGTCAGTTAACCCACTTGATTGCATTAATTCAATATCCTTAAATGGATAAAAACACAAATTACTTGTTACTATCATTTCTGTTTTAAAATGAATACTGGCAACATCTTCTATCATTTTTTTATTGACTTTATCCCACGCTCTAAACTTTGGTATCATCTTCCCAACACTTCCTTTACCTTATCTAATATATCTGGGTGACTTTCGCCACCCTTATTTTTACAAGTCTTCTGATTTGATGAACGATCCATCTTTACTCATTACTCCAGTTCTATTTTTAATCTCTCCATATGCTTGTTCTAGACACTCATATAATGTCATATTATTTTGTTGGGCTAATATAATTAATGTGACAACTACATCTCCAATACCATCTTTAAGTTCGTCTACATCATTCCTACAAAGTGCAGCTGCAACTTCACCCATTTCTTCAGAAGATTTAGCATACTGCGTAAAGCTGTTACCTTTATCTAACCCTTTATCAATTGACCATTGTTCTACTTGTTTGATTAAGTTGTTCATATTATGCTCCCTTATTCTTTCTATCTTTATTGATTCTTTAACTCGCAACTCTGAAATACCAACTTCCTCTGCTATTTCTTCCACGCTCATATCGTTTTTATATAATTCGTAACATCTTTCGTTAATGTATTGAATTAGACCTTTAGATTTAGTCATTTATTTGTCCTCTATATTCTCTTTGATTATTTCCTCTATGATTTCATAACTTTCATATCTACCTATTAAATAATCGTCTTCGATTGGAAATTCCTCTTCCTCTAGCTTTTTATTCACATACTTTCTTATCTCATCAAACGCTTTTGCTTTATCTACAACTTCATCTACCATATTCCAAATATCATCAGTAGTATCTCTATCACTCATTGTTAAACCAAATCTCATAGCATCAATAAAATCGTCATACTCATACGCCATGTTAATCACGCTCCCCTATCCCTAATTCATTCAGTCTATCTCTGAAATCCATATACTCTTTCTTACCTGGACACGCTTCAACTTTTCTGTGAATGAATCGTGAAAAGTCTTTGAGCAATTCACGTTGTTGCTTCACATCTTTAATAAGCGAATCACGTTCACGCTTATAATTAATACTTTCTGCTACTGCTTCTTTTAATCCAGCCGTTAATTTGTCATGTGCTGTTTTGTATTGATCAAGTTCATTCTCTAACTTAGTTATGTCTTCTTTTGTATGTTTTATTGTTGGCATGTTTTAGTCCTCCTAACACTTTTGTCACATAATTACATTATTTGTCACATGATTTAATAGACTTACTTTATTTTTTTAATATATAATCAAAAATAAAAAGGTGATTAAATGTCTATAAAATTTGGCTTCAAAGAAATATTTTCATTATTTTGTATTCCGTTAATATTTTTTATTGGTTTTATAACCGAGTCTTTCAATACAGGTACTTATACTAAAGCGACTGTTGATACTTCTTTAAGAATCATTTTGTTTATTGCTTTGTTTGTAATGTTTAAAGATTATCTAGCAAAAGAATGGAATAAATTTAAAAATTTAAAGTTCTACAAATGGTTAATAATTATTGCTGGTGCAATATTCCTACAAGTAATAATATCTATTGTTAACCAGTTTGTACCATCAGTTCATACAAATGAAGTTGTTCCTAATCCTTCTGAAAATATTGATTTTCTTACCGTTAGCACAAAGTTATTTTACTTATTAATTTTCATTAGTATTGGACCAGTAGTTACATCATTAATCGAAGACATCGCATTTAGATATACACTGTTAGAAAAACTATTAAGCAAAAACGTTATAATTAATGTCTTATTAGTATTGGTTAACAGTGCGCTATTCGGTGCAATTCACTATTATAATTTCGGTGGAAGTTTGATTAATACAATTCCATATATGTTTGCAGGTTTGTTTTTAAACTGTATTTATCTATGGACGAGAAATATATGGCATGTATTATTGATCCATTTCTTTAACAATTTTGTCTTAAGTATTGGCGGAATTCTTATCATTGGGATTATTCGTATAATAATGAATTAACATAAGCACACTTAGGTGTGCTTTTTACATATCAAAAATACTTAACTGTCCCCCTGCTACTGGTTCGTCATCATGTTCGACTACATAATCTTTATGCGTGAATCCATGAAATATAATGAGGTTTCCTTTGTTATCAGCTATACGGTATATATCAACTGTGTCCTTATTTACACGCCATTCAGTAATTTCTCCTACCTGGTCTTTACCTACCTCATAACAACTTTTATCGTCATAAATTTTTGTAATCATATTTACCAACTTCCACAACAGTCATTGAATAACTGTTTAGCATAATCGCCAAACTCTGTTTTCTGAGGGTACTTATTCAGCCAAGGCTTAGGTTTCGTATAATCTTTCTTCGGCTTTTTTGTTTTATGTTCTTCTGCTGCAATTACATTTTTATTTCTATTATGATTTCTTACAGGATATGATCTAGCTTTACTTGCAGACCATCCATAACGTAAACGTTGATAAAAAGCATCCATACTAATACCATTAGATTCAGCTATTTCAATATCTCTTTTTTCGTAATCATATTTTTTATTCACCTTTCACACACTCCATTTGGTCATTTAGTTTGTTTAACCTTTCTCTGTTAGATTTCAGCCTTTGTTTCTCAACTGACATCGTTACTCTAATTTCCTGTTCATTAGTCATACCGACATATAAAATAAATCCGTATATCTCATTTTTTCTTAAAAACCACTGTAAGGAATCTATATCGTTTATATAGTCTCCTGTTTGTTTAATACTTGATAGAAACGTCTGAAATTGGTCAATTAACGGACGTTTTAATTTGTAATTCTTCTTAACTGCATCTGACAATTTAAATAATGTATTTGATGTCATTTTTGCACCTCGTATCGAATAAAGGATATGTTCTAAAAATTAAAAAGGTAAGTCATCATCATTTAATTGACTACCATTTGTAAATGGATTATTCTGTTGGTCATATTTCGTTTTATTTTGCCCTTTTTGGACATTTTGATTGTTTTGGCTATAGTTATTACTTTTTTGATAATTCGTTCCATTTTGATACGAATTTGAGTCGTTTTGACTATCTTTAGGCTCTAAAAATTGGACATTGTCGCAAACAACTTCAGTAACATATACTATTTGTCCTTCTTTGTTTTCATAACTTCTTGTTTGAAGTCGCCCAACAATACCAGCTAACTTACCTTTAGATAAATATTGATTGACGTTTACTGCTTGTTTTCTAAATACAATGCAATTTATGAAGTCAGCTTCACGTTCACCGTTTTGATTAGTAAATGTGCGATTGACTGCCAAAGTAAAATTACCTACTTCTACACCACTAGGTGTTGTTCTGAGTTCTGGGTCTTTCGTTAAACGTCCTACAAGAGTTGTGGAATTGATCATATTGTTACTACCTCCATCGGTTTATTAATTATGATTGCTGGCGTGTTTTTCAATTTGTATTCTTGAAAAGCTAATTCGTCATATATCTTTTCGTAATCATTGCCATACCATTTAAAAAACAATTTTGCTCTTTCTTCGCTACAGTTTAATCTTCTCTGTATTTCTTTAATTGTTATCATTCCATCAACCTCCTATCTTCACCATTCATTGGTAAATTAATTGCATTTTTATTCATTCGACTAAATGATCTAGTTAAATTAAAGTCTCCAGTTTTACGCACAATATCTTTATTTAAATTCGTTGTATAGATATTGTTTTTACCTTGTCGCTTATTAGTAATGTGATAAAGGACTTCGTTTGCCCAATTTGTCATATTGTTTGCACCAACATCGTCTAAAACTAATAAATCTACATCGTTGATTAATTGCATGATGTTAGAATATTCATCATCACTATTTTTATTAAATGTACTTTTTAATTGAGCTAAAAGTTCAACGATATCTATAAACAAAACCGTATACCCTTTTTCCTTTATAGCTTTAGCAATTGAATAACTTAAATAAGATTTTCCAGTTCCAACATCACCATATATATATAAGGTTCTAGGGTTGTTAATATCAAATACATCAACAAACTTCATACCTGTCATATATGCATACCTAATTTCTCTACTAATATTTTCATTTTTAATATCTACGTCACTATTTTCGAAAGAAGCCCTTTCTAAATCTGGATTAACAAGTGAATGTTTAAAAAAGTAATTTAATTTTCTTTTCTTTTGTCTTTCTAATGATTTTTGTATTTCTGGTTGCCAATCACATGTGCATTTCAGTAAAAGTTTTTCTGTTCCATCATCATTAATTTGAAAAGTACGTTCTTTCTTACATTTCTCACACTTCTCAGAACGTGTTTCAGGCATTTTATGCTTAATACGTTCAAGCGTCTCTTCATCAAATAAATTCTTCATATGACACCCCAAACATTTCTTTTTGACGTCGTTTATTCACTTCATCAGAAATTCCAACTTGTTTATTCTCTCTAGATTTAAGATATGGATTATCTTCATCAGCTATTTCTTCTTGTTTAATGCGCTTATTATTTCTTGCTGAAATATCATCTACTGATCTAATTCCATCGTTAAACCATGATTTCAAAATTGAATTCACATAATTCCATTTGAATACATTGTTGTTTAGCGACTCTTTCATTGCTTCTATAACAATTTCATTACCATTCTCTTTAAAATCATCTATCCAAGCTCCAATTTGTTCAGATATATATGGTTTAAGTACTCCAAAACCATTAGATTGGTAAAAGTCAAATGGCGACTGCTGCTTACTACTACTGTTATTCTTCTCACTGTTATTTGTAATATTGTTACTTGTAAAACTGTTACTTGTAGTAGTAAGGTTTTCGAGCGCTCTATTTTTCATCGCTCTATTTTCGAGCGCTTCACTTTCGACCGCTCTATTTTGAAGTGGTCGAGGTTCATGGTGTAATGTGTATAAATTTTTTCCATACAAATTATTACTCTTTACACGTTCAATATTTAAATAGCCATTATCCTCTAATTGTTTCCTATACTTTCTGAACCTATTTTTGCTTATATCTAATTCATGACATATAAGTTCAACGCTAGGAAAAGCACTTTGATCTGAACCAGCATATGAAGATAAGTAGGCATATAAAGCTTTTGCTTCAATATTTAACTTCGTATCTTTCATAACCCTTTTGAACACAAGCCCATAACCAGTTATGGATGTTTTAATTTGTTCTGTCATAGTTTTACTCCTTTCTAAAAGTATAGGCAGGAATTAACCTGCCTATTTAATTACTTGCTCTCTTCTTTACTTTCTTCTTGGTGCTCATTTACCTCTTCATAGTCAGTAATATCAATGACAGTTGACATATCTTCATCAATTTCATTTTTAATAGTGCTATCAGAATTAACAGCTTTATTCATTTCAATTGATTTGGGAGCATACTTTAATACTTCCTTCAGAACTGTTTTCTTAGCCATTGCGTCATAATTTGTTTTCCATGGTGATGTCCATCCTTTTTGGACTGCTTGACTAAATTCTTTAGCATGTTTGTCCACGCGTTCTCTAGTCCAATAAACAAAGTCATATCCACCATTTTTAAGATGATATACAGCATAATATCCAATTGGTTCACCTTCTGGTTCTTGTGACGGTACATGTTCAAGATTTTTAAATAGTCCGTATTGATAATTAAACTCGTCATTTGGATATACTTCGTGTGAATATATAGCCTTGTATTGACCACTTCTTGTTGCTAAATCAATTAACCCTTTATAACTAAGTTGGAATTGAACTTTTCCAGAGTATGGTATTAAATATGCTTGTCCTAATCCTGTGTTTGGTTCAACGCCAAGTTGTGATGCTTGCATAAGTGCACCTATAAAACTCATTTGATCGCATTCAAGTAATTTAGGTGTTGAACTAACTGCCGTCATAGCGATACGCGCCATTCTGTCAGCATCCATATGTTTAGGTAGTGCTCTTTGTATCTCTGGACCCATTTTGATTAATAAGTCATTCAATTGAGTTTTAGGTGATTTGTTTTGCACCTCATTTTTCTTTCTACTTGCTACTTGATTTTTAATTGATTCGTTAGTTGCCATTTTATTTTTCCTCCATTAATTTAATATTTTTTAAACTTGTAAAAACAATGTCTTCTATGCCATCTACTTGAAGTGATACACGCATACTTGGTTCTCTGTATTCATTAATGTTAATAACTGTAGCTTTAAATAAATGACCAAAAGCATTTACAAAATGTACTCTTTGGTTCTTCTTAATTTCAAATTCTTCCACCATAGTTGTCCTCCTAGCCTTTAACTTCTTTTATTCTCATAACTCTACTTTCTGTTGTTCTAGTGTATTGTTCGTCAAGCTCAGGATATTCTTCTTTAAATTTCTTTCTATCAAACCTAGATGATTTTTGAGGCTTCCATGAAACTTGGTAATTCTGTGAAATACCAAATTGATTTTCTCCTAACTTATTTTTTATTTGATTTTCATATTTAGCTTTTTGTTCCTTTAACTCTTTTTCTTCTTCTTTAATTTGATTAAGTGCTTTTATTATCATTTCATCGTTTTTATCTAAAACTGCTTGAGTATCAACACTATCTTGATATTTAAATTTCATAAATTCTGTTGTTGCAACACTACCGTCTACTGGTGGTATATCGTCACCTAAGATATAATTTTCCCAAAAATATTTTTCTTCTTGAATGATGATATTAATTAACTCTTCATCTCGTTCAATTTCTTTCCAAATAAATTTATTACCACCAATTAATACTGCAATATAGCCTTTTTCATAACCTGTTACCGCCATATAATGTTGTACTTGAGCAATATAACTATCTGGTATTTCGTCCTCTTTCCAGGCTTCCTTGTTATACTCAGATGTTGTTTTGCATTCTAATACAGCTTTTTCTCCAACTACTGCTCGATCAATATTCGCTAGCATAAAATTATATTTTGGATGTCTAAACATCTTATTTACTTTTCTAACTTTTTTACCAGTTCTTTCAGTGAATTCTTTAGCAACCACATCCTCAAGAACATTGCCCCAATAAATATATTCGTTATCAATTTCTTGTTTAAGTTCTGGTTGAGTTTTCTCAAAATATAATTGAATTGGCGATTTCCATTTATTAATACCAAGAATAGTTCCTGCGTCAGAACCACCAATTCCAGTTTGCCTAAGCTTTAACCATTCTTGTCTACTCATATTTTTTGTACTAACATCTTCTTGTAAAATTCTTTCTGATATTTGTCCCATAAACTACACTCCAATGTTATAATGTAGATATATTTCTTTTGTCATGCGCCTATCTCTCTGGCGCATTTTTTTATTCCTCATATTCTAAATGGCACCAAGGATTGACTTTGTCATACTCATCTTGTCTGCGCTCCATTTCCAATGTATGGATTGCTTCTTCATGTGCTGGATCATAAGTGCAATGTTCCATATTAATCACTACTTTCTTTTATACTCAACAGTTTAATTTGTTCATTTAATAATTGAATTTGCTGTTCTAACAATGAATTACGCTCTTTTTCTAGTTCATATAATTCTTGATAGTTTGTAATATCTAGTAATTCATCAACTGACATATTTCCTAATTTGGCAATCTTTATAAGTCTTAATTTATTTGGTAGTTGTTTTCCATTTTCCCAGTTCGAAACAACACCCGATTTAACATTATCTATATGATTTCCGAATGAACTCATGGTCATACCATTTTTTAATCTAATTGATCTGATTCTTTTTCCTACTAATAAATGTGGAGGTTCCTCAATTTCTTGAATTATTTCTTCTACAGTAATATTTCCAAACTCTGCTATCTTCTTTAATCTATCTGGATTAGGTTTATTTATTCCACTTTCCCATTTAGATACTAAACTTTTAGTGACTAAAAACCTGTCTCCGAACTCTTCTTGTGTTAATCCGTTTTTAAGCCTTATATTTTTAAGTTTTCTTCCTAAATCATTATTCATTGCTTTCTCCTTTCATCATTTTTAGTCGAATAAATCATGGTTCCAATTCTTACTGGTCAAGTAATTAAACAATCTTTCGTTTTCGGTCGTATTTTCTAGCAAATAATCATTAAGCATTGCTACTATGTTTTCGTTCTGCATTTCATAATCATCTGCAGATGTAAAACAAGCTGATACAACTGTTCTATCAGTCCTATTACATTTGATTTTCATATCAATATAATCACCGTAATAAATAGTTTCTTTCTCAAACCAAAAACCTTGTAATTCAAAATTTGAGCTCCTACGTTCTCCAACTTCTAACATTTTGATCCCTCCTTTAAATTTCATCATTTTTTAAACCATTGAATATATGGTCAAACATTTCAAAAAACAATATTGTTACTATCCAGAACATTAAGGAATGTTCAATTGGTGTTACTGAAAAACTTGCTATGATAAAGAATTCAATTACTATGATTAAAGTAAGTAACGGATATTTTAAAATGTTCATTTAATACCTCCTATATTCTTCGTTCAATTTTTAATTTTTGCTCATGTGCTTTAGCAATATCTCTTGGGTTTTGTTTTATATGTTCACAAGTTTTGTTTATATATACTTGACCATGAAATAAAACATCTTCACATTCAGACATTGTTGTAATAACTTCATCTCTTTCTTCTCTGCTCATAAACTCTGGTCTTTTCAAGAAATCACAATTCTCTAATGCAGCTATAGCTTCTTTCATTTCTTTTATTAGTTGCTGTTTAACTAAACCTGGATGGTCATAATAAACTCGGTCACTATGTGCTGGCGTTGAAAGACCGTTTGAAAATTCATTCAACACATCTGTTACAAATACTCCATCGTTACTATTTGTTGCAAATGATCTATAGGTATCAGAAGATATTGCTCTTTGTCCCTTTCTCATCATCGACATATTACTTTTTGTAGTAAACGCTAGGTCAGCTAATTTTTGTTGTGTCATACCTGTTCTCTCTATTTGTTTTGTAATTACTGATTCCATTTTTAAAACCTTCTCTCTTTTTTTATATTTCTTTTGTCATATTGTTTGGTTAACTGTTCCATCTTTAAAGTTCACAAAGCATGGTGTAATATATAGTTATCATCATTTGGTCGAATAAATGATGTGTTCTAAAAATCTCAATTTGGTCGTTGAGTGTAACTGGACTAGGTTTGGTCACCTAGTTCAGTTATTTTTTATGCTTCTTTAAGATTGAGTTCTAGTTGATATACTGTGTCGTAGGACGGTTGCCATTGTTCAATGAATTTAACAGCTTCTTCATAACGCCCTCTTGGAATGCTGTTATAAGTTGGTACTTGGAAAATCTTCTTTATACTTCTATAAATTTCTGCAAACAATTTTTTAGAAGTTTCTTTGTAATATCCATTGAATTTATTCCTAACGATTTCAGCTACTTTACGAGCAACTAATTGTTGAATATGTTTTGCTTGTCCATGCATTATTGGATAGCTTTCTTCTATAGCAGTTACTCTTTCATCTAATTCTGTATTTCCTTGAGCTATCAATTGAATTTGTTCTGATGTTGTTAAAGGTTTAATTTGATATGAACCAGTTTTTCTTAATGCTGGTAAAACATCGTCAAACACCCATTCTTCAAATTGTTCTGCTTGTGGAAGCTTTGATTTAGTAATAAGTCTGTATAAATTTCCTTCGTCAATAAACTTCTTATCTTGATTACGTCCAAGAGAATCGATGACGGAACGAATCGTTACCCCACGTTCCTTAGTATGATCTCTTACTGCTTTCCGAGGATTTGAATAACCTAATATTTCAGCTACTTTAATTGCTGGAAACCACTCTTTACCTTCTATTGTTAAGACTTCTAAATTTCCAAAACTTGAATTTTCAAATACTTGAACTGTGTTAGTCATTAAAATGACCTCCTTATTTACTTATTAAAACTGTAGTAACAAACTACGCTTATTTGGTACAATTAAATTAATTTACTATGAAAGCGTGGTGAGAATTTATGAGTATTAATTTATCATTTACTCAATTTATGAATTATGCAGTAAAAAACGGTTCGCCTAGGATAACAGTAGTTAAAACTATTAAACGTGATGATGGTTACCATCCAGGCAAAGATTATTGGAAAGAATTCAGGGATATGATAAGAAAAATCCATCAATCTAACTCTGATATTTCGATGTTAGATAACTTGTTAATCTCTATACCTTCCAAAAAAGTTTCAAACTATCGACAAGCTATTACAAAATACAAATCATTTATTAAAGGTAAGAATATCGAATGGTTTGACCCGCCAAAATCCAAGTATTCATATGGAGATGTAACTATAAATGTGAACCATGAATTAGGTCTGTATATAAACGGCAAACCTTATTTGGTTAAATTGCTTTTAGCCAAAGATGCTACAAGATATGCTAAAAAAAGTAATCTCCAAACTACTCTAGCATTGTCATATTTGGCAACTGAATTTAATCAACTACCGGATGAAACAAAAAGTATGATTCTTATTGTAGATAAGAAAAAGACTTATGAAAGTACTTATCCTAATAATGAAATACAGGCATTATTAAAAAGTGAGATTTTAAGTTTTGAAACTATTTTTAATTCGATTTAATCTTTCCTAATATCATTAAAATGAGCTGCACAATCTGAACATAATTTATAGTCAATGTCGTGTAATAGTTGATAGTTTCGTAATCTTTTATTACAAAAATCACAACTACTATATTTAAGTTCCCAGAAAATATTTTTAAAGTTAACACTTCTAATCTCCTCCGCCAAGATGATGATTAGGAGTGTTATTTTAATTAGCTTTAACTTATTCATTATTCAGTACTCCTTTCAATAATCTCTTCATAATATTCATCAATGAATTTAAGCATCTTTCTTCTATGGAATCTGTATTGACCATTTTTTCCTTCAGGGAATTGACTGAACTTTTCAATCTTTCGTCTAAAATATGGTTTATCCATTACATTCTTTTTGACCCATGTTCGAGCTCTTTGAAATTCTTCACAAACTTCTTTCATAGTCATTGCTATGGCTTGTCTTTCAACTAACTGTTCATGTTCAACTTTTTTTATCAGTACATAATCTGGTGGTATATTAATTGTTGCTTGAATTGTTTGAGACATTCTTATTCCTCCTGCTCTGTGAACTGACTGGTCTATCATGTTCACAACTTAATAGATATAATTAATTTGTATTAGTCGAATAAGTTATGCGTTCTAAGTACACAATAGTTTCAATTTGTTACATTCTAGATCAAAAAAAATTGTCCAATCAATTTCGAGCTTTAAACCAAGTCTTTTAGCAACCTTAACACTAGGAACCCTTTTTCCAGATTCAATTAGTGATAAGTATGCTCTATCAATGTTACAAGCATCAGCAACTTCCTGTTGTGTATAACCTAATTCTTTTCTACGATTAGATATGTTTTTCATAATTACACCTCCTGTTTCAATTCGTTACATTTATTATAGTTTCATTATGTTACATTGTCAACAAGAATGTTTCAAAAAGATACTTATATTTTATGTAACAATAAGTTACAATGTTTTTAAAGAGGTGAACATAGTGTTACATAATAACCTTGTATACTATAGAAAAAAGAAAAAAATGACTCAACTAGATGTATCTGAAAGAATTGGTGTATCTAGACCTGCATATACAGCATATGAAAAAGGTACAAGAACTCCAGATATTTCAATACAATATAAATTAGCCGATTTATTTAATGTGACATTAGATGAATTGCACGGTAGAACTACTAAAGAACCAACTAATATTGAAGATGATATTGAAGTGTTAATGTTTGAAGATAAAGACGGATGGGACGAACTCCCAAAAGAAAAACGCAAACAAATTCTACAAGAATTATCAGACTTAGCTGATTTCTATATAGAAAAAGAAAAACGTGCTAAAGATAAGAAATAGAATAGTGTATAAACTAACAATCTAGTTAGTTTATATTTTTTAAACTATTTTTAAATAGCACTAAATTAGTACATCGTTTTTTATAATTTTCATAATGGTATATTTTGTATTATTTTATTTTTTAAATACTTTTAAAAGGAGTTTGTTAAAATGAGACCTGTTATATTTAATCCAAAAGAAGCATTAAGAGAAGGAGAATATTACGCCTCACTTAGTAGATCAGAAAAGAAGGAATATAAAAAATTGCCTAAAGAAAAACAAATAGATGCATACAAAGAATTTCATATCAATAAAAGCTCTGGGCAAAATTTAAGTATTGATGATTATAACAAACGTGTTGAAGATATGTTTCAACATTTAAAAGATATTGGTGTTACAGATCTGTTTGGTACTAAAAAAGAAGTTAAGACATTGGTTCAATTATTAAAGAAAGACGAAACAGTCTTATATGCTACATCAGGTTTTGTAGATAACAATACTTATTTAATTGTTTGTACTGATGTAAGATTGTTATTTTTAGATAAAGGTATGATATATGGATTAAAAAAATTCGAATATCCTTTTTCAAAAATAAACTCTGTAAGCTACAAATTGGGGATTGTATTTGGGGAATTAGAGGTTCAGCATGGTTCCACTTCTATACTTATTAAAAATATTACGAAGGATACAGTTGAAAGAATGTCTATAACAATACAAGAACAAATCGAAAAGAATGAAGTTAAAATAAATCTTAATCAAAACCAGTCTATTTCTGCAGCAGACGAGATCATGAAATTTAAGCAATTATTAGATGATGGAATAATTAGCCAAGACGAATTTAACAAGAAAAAGAATGAATTACTGAACATGTAATAGATACAAATGATACATCTATATATGAAATGGAACGTTCACCCAAAATAAATATATTTTTTGAGTGAACAAACTAGAAAATAATTAAATTTAGCTGACCACTAAAAATGGCCAGCTTTTATTACAAATCAAAACCGAACATACGTTCTTTAAATAAGGGGAGTTTATCTTGAAAATAGCAGAAATAGTAAATGACATAACAGAAAATGTAGTATTTGATAAATATGATTTAAACATTGATTATTTGAGTACAGCGTACGGAATATTAATACATTATAACGACGTTACAAGTTTATATATGAAAAAAAGAAACAAAGATATTATAAGTATTAAAAAAGATACAAAAATAAATATGTGGAAATCATTCACTCATGAACTTGGTCATATGTTCCTACATTATACAAATCAAAGGTGTTCTCATCCTATGTTCAACGAAAAACAGGAAGCAGAAGCTGAAATCTTCTCCCTTCTCATGAGAATGCCCGAGAGAATAATAGTTGATAATAAACTATGGACAGTAGATCAAGTAATTCAATATTTTAATGTATCGTATGAAGATGCATATTTAAGAATGGAATTATTAGCAAATAGAACTAAAACTAACCGTTTAGTTGGCATTAATTCATACAGTAATTAAAACTAAAGGAGTTGGTAGTAATGAAAACTATAAAAAGAAATAATAAATGGCAGTACGATTTTGGTTATGAAGGAAAAAGATATAGAAAAGGTGGATTTAAAACTAAAAAAGAAGCAATTCAAGCAGGCAATGAAAGATATAACTTATTATTTAAAGGATACAAAGTAAACGATCAACTCCCCTTCACAAAATATTATCATGATTGGGTAAAAATTAATATTGAAGGTCGAGTATCTGACAAGACATATAATAGATATTTATCTTCTATTCAAGTGTTTGAAGAAAAATTTGGAGACCTACCTCTCAATAAATTAACACAATTAAAATATAGGGAATTATTGAAAGAATACGGTGAAGGTAAATACTTAAATACTACAAGAGACGGAAGAACTCAAATTAAAAATGAAGGAAGAACCACAAATAGTGTTCAGAAATTACATTATAACCTACGTACAGTTATTAAGGATGCATTATTAGAAGGTTTAATTTATAGAGACCCCACTATTGGTGCAAAACCCAAAGGTATTAAATCAGCTAAATTAGAAGAAGAAAAGTATATTACAATTACACAACTAAATGAATTAAAACAATATGTTTCTGAAAGAAAGGAATTATCCCACCTATTCTTATACATCTTAATTATTACAGGCGGTAGATTCTCTGAAGTACAAAACCTCCAATACTCTCATTTAAAACAAAAAGATAATAAAATACATTTACCAGGTACAAAAACTGATGCTGCACCTAGAACTATACCAATTTCTAATAAGGATATGACATTCATCAATAATTTTCTACAAGAACGCGAAATGAATTCTAATAACTATATATTCCATACTGGCGTAGGTCTGATAACTAATGCGTCTGTTACAAAAGTTTATAAAAATTTTTGTTTGAAAAATAAAATTGGCAATCGTACATTACATTCTATAAGGCATACACACTGTTCTATGTTAATACATGAAGGCGTATCTATTTATTATATAAGTAAGAGATTAGGACATACTTCAATTAATACTACCCTTTCAATATACAGTCATTTATTAGAAGAAACTGAAAAACAAGAAGATGAAAAAATAATAGAAATTTTAGAACGCTTCTAACCTTAGAGCGAGTATGTATCTCCCCCCTTTTACGTCACCATTTACGTCACAAATCAGTAATATTTACCAAAAATTAGGATGATTTTATAATTCGGTGTCGTACCAGTGTCATAAGTATTTAAAATAGATATTAACAGATATTATGCAAAATAAAAAGAAACCCCGTAATCACGGGGTTTCATCTAATATAGTTGTCTTGGAAAATAACTAATATTAAGGTACAAACGGAGAGTGAGGGATTCGAACCCTCGAGACGCTTGTGGCGCCTACACACTTTCCAGGCGTGCTCCTTCGGCCAACTCGGACAACTCTCCACAAACAAAAAAATCAGAAGCGATATTTCACCTCTGATTATATGACCCCTACGGGATTCGAACCCGTGTTACCGCCGTGAAAGGGCGGTGTCTTAACCGCTTGACCAAGGGGCCTTATGGCTCCACAGGTAGGACTCGAACCTACGACCGATCGGTTAACAGCCGATAGCTCTACCACTGAGCTACTGTGGAATAATAATGGAGCGGGTGATCGGAATCGAACCGACAACATCAGCTTGGAAGGCTGAGGTTTTACCACTAAACTACACCCGCTTAAGTAAATAATATATATGGGGCGACTGATGGGAATCGAACCCACGAATGTCGGAACCACAATCCGATGCGTTAACCACTTCGCCACAATCGCCATACTTGTTTAAAAAAGTATGGCTCAGGACGGAATCGAACCGCCGACACAAGGATTTTCAGTCCTTTGCTCTACCGACTGAGCTACTGAGCCAAAATAAAAATGGCGGTCCCGACGGGAATCGAACCCGCGATCTCCTGCGTGACAGGCAGGCATGTTAACCGCTACACCACGGGACCATCATTAAAAAGTATTGCGGGAGGCGGATTTGAACCACCGACCTTCGGGTTATGAGCCCGACGAGCTACCGAACTGCTCCATCCCGCGCTAATAATAAGTAATTTGGCTACCTTATTAATATAACACATTCATTAATATTATGTCAATAAAATTTTAATAATTTTTTATTTAAAAATGGTGACCCCTACGGGATTCGAACCCGTGTTACCGCCGTGAAAGGGCGGTGTCTTAACCGCTTGACCAAGGGGCCTCTAATTGAGAACTACTTAAGTATATATAGAAATATAAAGAACGTCAATGCTATTTCTTTACTTTTCTTAATAAAAAATTTGAACTTTTAACATCTATGTGACAATTGTCACTAAAGGGAGAAATAATCATTCAAAACCCCCTCTTTTTATCTTTAAAAGTCTTATTTATTCATGATTTTTATAGAAAAAAGTGATCATAAAGTAACTTTTCCATACTTGAATATTAATTGTAAGTTGACACCTTTTCTAATTTAATCGAACTTGAAACTTACTAATCTTATATTTATATATTTGTCTCCCCTATTACATAATTCAGTGCTCAATTATTGTTAGATGACATTTTTTAATTGTTCAGAGCTTTTATTTAATTTTTAGTTTTAGCTTGTTTAATATATAATTACTAGATACCTTGCTACATTTATCGATTTGATCTTTGCTAAAATATACTTCTTGGTTTTAATTAAAGTAATTCTTATTTGGATGGAATAACATTGTTATTATTACAACTTAAATGTACTATGAAAATAACTCATTAAAACCTACATTATTATTTAAGTGAATTAGTTATCAGCCAATTTTTAAAGGATGAAATTTTATGTTAATTAAAAATAAGAATTTGACAATACGAAAGATGGAACAAAGTGACTTATCTAATTTAATAAAATGGTTTAACAATAAAGATTTAACAAAGTTTTATGATGAAAGATTTGAAAATAATAATGCAATTATAAAAAAATACTTACCACGTATAAATGATCCTGGTAAAGTAACACCTTGTATTTTAGAGATTAATAATGTTGCAGTCGGGTATATGCAGTTTTATAAAATTGATTCTTCTCTACATAAAAAGTTAAATTTTGATTTAAAACTTAATGTATATGGTATTGACCAATTTTTAGCAGATCGCTCTATATGGGGTAATGGAATAGGTACAGAATTCATAAAAATGATATTAAATTACTTAGTATTAGAACTTAATGTGGATTCAATTGTATTAGATGTAAAAATTAATAA